GGCAGACAAACTCGAATTGGACAAAGCCAAGGTAGAGTCAGAGCAGCAGTTAGCTGGCCTGCAGATCGGTGCCAAGGTCGCAAATCAGAAGGAAATACAAGAAAACCAGAAGGCAGCATTAGAGGCAAAGATGCAGCTAGAAGGTACAAAGCTAGGAGTAAAAATTTCTGAAGGTGTATCTCAAATTATTAACTCAAAAGAGAACAAACCCAAGGATAACAAATAATGGAAAAAGAGATAACCGTAGTATTGAGTCAGATTAAGGAAAAGAGGGATCAGATAGCCACAGCTATAGCCACCAGCGCAGCTAAGGACTATGCAGAGTACCAAAAACTTTGTGGGGAGATTAGGGGTCTATCCATCGCAGAGGGTTATATCTTAGACCTTGTAAAACACATGGAGCAATCTGATGACTGAAATCGCTACAGAAAGCGAAGAAACAAAAGCAACGCAATTACCACAACCTACTGGGTACCACATACTCGTAAGTATTCCGGTAATTGAGGAAAAGTACGATAGTGGTCTTTTGAAGGCGGACACAACCCGTCAGTATGAAGAGATACTAAGTACTGTGTTCTTTGTAATTGATATGGGACCAGACTGTTACTCCGATAAAACCAGGTTCCCAGCAGGTCCTTGGTGTAAGAAGGGTGACTTTATATTGGCCCGTCCTAATTCAGGAACGCGCTTAAAGATCCACGGCAAAGAGTTTAGATTAATAAACGATGACACCGTAGAGGCAGTGGTAGAAGACCCAAGAGGAATAAGTAGGATTTAACAAACATACCGAAAGGTAACATTTAGGAGAATAAAATGGATGACGAAAAGGAATTCCAATTCCCAGACGAAAAGGTAGAGAAGGAGGAGTTTGAATTTGAAATAGAGGATGACACTCCTGAGAAAGACCGTGGCCGTGAGGCAATGCCAAAGGAAGTAGTAGAAGATCTAGACAAGGATGAGCTAGAGGAATATTCCGATACGGTTAAGACGAAGTTAAAACAGTTTAAGAAAGTCTGGCACGATGAGCGTAGGGAGAAAGAGCAAGCCCTAAGGGAGCAGAAGGAAGCTCTAGCCTATGCACAGACAGTCCAGGCTGAGAACAAGGCGCTTAAAACCCGCCTAACCGATGGAGAGCAGAACTACCTAGCGGCATATAAGGATGCAGCTGAGCTTGAAATTGACGCAGCTAAGAGGGCTTATAAGGAGGCATATGATCTAGGAGATTCAGATCAGTTGGTAAATGCCCAGGAGAAGTTATCAGGTGCACAGTATAAGTTACAGAAAGCAAAAGAATATGTGCCTGCTTTACAAACTCCAGAAATTCCTGTAAATAGTCAGACTGAGATACCAAAACCTGATTCACGGGCTATGGCGTGGCAAGAGCGCAATACCTGGTTCGGGAAAGATGAAGAGATGACAAGTCTAGCTTTAGGGCTACATCAAAAACTTGTTACTCAACATGGAGCAAGTTACGCATCAACGGATGAATACTGGAAGAAAGTCGATGAGACAATGCATCGCCGGTTCCCAGAGAACTTTGAAGAAGAAAAAACGCAGCCCACAAACAAGCCGCGTACAGATAGACAGAGTACGATAGTTGCATCTGCAGGCAGAAGCACTTCCTCCAAAAAGGTAACGCTGAAGCAATCGCAGTTAAACATTGCAAAGAAGCTCAAGTTAACGCCTGAGCAATACTATCGTGAAGTCCAAAAAATGGAGGCCAATAATGGCTGAAAACAAGTTACCTAGAGCAGCAGATACTCGTATTGAACAGCAGCGTCCTCAGCAGTGGAAGCAGCCGGAACTCTTGCCAGAACCTGACAAGCTTCCTGGATACGCGTACCGATGGATAAGGGTGTCAACATTGAATGTAGCTGATCCAAGAAATCTCTCTGCCAAACTCAGAGAAGGTTGGGAGCCAGTAACTGTAAATGAACAGCCACAGTTCCAACTGTTAATTGATGGCAATAGTCGCTTTAAGGACAATATTGAAATCGGTGGATTGTTACTATGTAAGACTCCAATTGAGTTCGTGGAGCAGCGAGATGCGTTTTACCGCAAGCAAGCTGAGAGCCAGATAGAGTCTGTAGATAACAGTTTGATGAGACAAAGTGATCCTCGTATGCCGATGTTTGCTGAGCGTAAATCTACTACCTCATTTGGCAAAGGCAAATAAAAACCTTTAAGGAGTTAAAACATGGCTTACCCTACTATTAACGGACCTTATGGGCTACGGCCTATAAACCTGATTGGTGGACAAGTTTTTGCAGGTTCCACCCGTAACATGGAAATCGCAGTTGGCTACAGCGAAAACATCTTCTTTGGCGATTTTGTCAAAAGAGTTGTTGGCGGCACTATTGAAAAAGATGTAGGTACAACCGCTAACACACCTTGCGGCGTGTTCTTGGGCTGTTTCTACACCGCAGCAAATGGCACACCTACACGTTCACAGTATTATCCTGATGCAATTACTGTTGCTTCAGGTACTGAGATCTATGCGATTGTTGCAGATGATCCTGATACTTTGTACCAAGTAGCTGTCTGTTCAAGTGGCGTAGTAATGGCAACTGTTACCCAAAACGCAATTGGTACCAACATGTCCATTCTGGCAACTGCCGGTAGCACACTGAACGGTAACTCAGCATATTCAGTACTGAGCTCCTCCCCAGCAGCTACCAATACGTTCCCAGTTCGGGTCATTGACGTTGTTCCTGCTACATCACCTACGCCTACTACTTACAGCGAAGTGATTGTCAAGATCAACTTTGGTATCCATCAATATAACAATGCAACAGGTTTGGCTTACGCCTAAAGGGAGACAATTAAATGGCTATTTCACGCGCACAACTACTGAAAGAGTTGCTCCCAGGACTGAATGCATTGTTCGGTTTGGAGTACGCTCGTTACGGCGAAGAGCACAAAGAGATCTACGAAACTGAGACCTCTGAGCGTTCCTTCGAAGAAGAAACAAAACTGTCTGGATTCTCAGCCGCACCTGTCAAGAATGAAGGCTCCGCCATCGCTTATGACAACGGCCAAGAAGCTTGGACCTCACGCTACAACCATGAAACTATCGCTCTTGGTTTCTCGCTAACTGAAGAAGCAATCGAAGATAACTTGTACGATTCTCTCTCAGCTCGCTACACCAAGGCTTTGGCTCGTGCTATGGCATACACCAAGCAAGTTAAAGCGGCTAACACGCTGAACAACGGCTTCTCATCCTCCTACCCAGGTGGTGATGGACAAGCTCTGTTCTCAGCAAGTCACCCGCTAGTGTCTGGTGGCGTTAACAGCAACATTCCTTCAACCCCAGCTGACTTGAATGAGACTTCCCTGGAAGCCGCTGTTATTCAAATCTCACTGTGGACTGATGAACGTAGCCTGTTGATCGCTAGCCGCCCACGCAAGTTGGTGGTTCCGCCTTCACTGCAGTTCGTTGCTACCCGTCTGTTGGAGACTTCCCTCCGCGTTGGTACAGCTGACAATGACATCAATGCTATCAAGAACAATGGTTCGATACCTGAAGGCTACTGTATCAATCACTTCTTGACTGACACCAATGCATGGTTCCTGACCACAGATGTACCTAACGGTATGAAGCACTTTGAGCGTTCACCCCTGCAACAGTCAATGGATGGTGATTTTGACACAGGAAATGTTCGCTACAAGAGCCGTGAGCGGTATTCGTTTGGATGGTCGGATCCGCTTGGGATGTTCGGAAGCGCGGGTGCATGATAACCCAATAGCAATAAGGGTTGCAGAGGGGGCTTCGGTCCCCTTTGTTTTATCTGTTGTGTTATATTATTAGTTAGTGTATTATGTGTCTCTCAATGATAAGGAGAGCACAATGACGCAAGGCATATACAAGATTATTAATGTCATAAACAATAAGTTTTATGTTGGTAGTGCAGTTAATTTTTCTAGGCGCAAGACAAGACACTTTTCTGAACTGAGGGGGAATAAGCACTCCAACGCTAAGCTCCAAAATGCGTGGACTAAATATGGGGAAGCGGCATTTGTATTTGTAATAGTTGAGGAGCTTGAGATTGGTGTAGATATATTGGCTGCGGAAACAG